AGTTCTTCTCCACGAACCCCGCAATGTCATTCCAGACTTGTTTCGTAAAATCGCTCACCTGCTGCCAGTGGGTAATGAGCAGGTAGATGCCAACGCCGAGGGCCACAATGGCGGCGATGATAAGCACGATGGGATTCGCCGCGACGAAAGCAAGCACCGTTCCGAAAAGAGAGACCGCCGTGGTAATCGCTTCGACAATCGTTATCGTGGCGCTGATCGCACCCGCGACCGCTGAGACAAGCAAGAAAAAGACGCCCAAACCCGCGACCGTGGCCAGAATGCCGGTCGTGAGCTTCGGGTGCGCTTCGATCCACTCCGTGAGTCTCTGGATTATGGGCGTGAGGGTAGTGAGGGCCATCGTAAGGGCAGGGATAAGCCCTGACCCGATGGCGTCGGAAAGCTCCGCGGTTTTGGCCTTCGTCACCTCCATCTGGCCTGAAAGGGTTGTCGTGTATGCGACCGCTTGGTCTTTCAATTTGTCTTGGAGCTGGCTTACCGCCTCCATTGGCGTCAATCCGTCCTTGAGATTGATGCCGTACTGCTTGAGGGCGCGCCCGTTCCCTTCGGTCGCCAGCACGACCTGTGTGGTCGCCGTCGCAAGGTCAATATTCCCTTTTCTCGCGAGATCCATCGCGAGCTGGTTCAGCGTGAGGCTTTCCTGAACATTGCCCGTAGCGGCAAACAACTTATTGAAGCTCGTTATGCTGTCCTCGACCTCGAATCCCAAATTAGTATTGGCATCGGCCGCCGCCTTAAACTGGTCCACAATCTGGCTCGTACTGCCTGCGACAAGCGATTGCTGGTTGTTCAGGCCATCCAGTTTGTCGCGAAGCCCCTGGGCCTGCTGTTGGAGTTTCTCGATGCTCGCGGTGTATTCCCCCGTCGCGCCTTTGCTGGTGTTCGATTTCGCGACATAATCGTCCAGTTTTGCGTTCACCGAAACAAGCTGCCCTTCGAGCAGCTTCTTTTGCTTCGTGATCTCACTGGTGCTTCCCGCTTCGCCTTGTGCAGCGTCAATAGCGGCCTGCACGGTCGTCTTCAGGGATTCCAACTGGGCCTGTTCCTTCGCCGCTCCGTCCACCATGAGGCCTATCGGGGCCAGTATGGCCGCACCGGCCGCGCCGAAGGTAAGGGCTACGTCATTCGCTTTCGCCTTGATGTCATCCAGGCTAACCTTGACGTTGTCGGAGAGGCCTTTGATCGCCTGCGACGCAAGGTCTTGGAGCTGGATGACGATGTCGAGTTGCGACGTTGCGGCGGCCATGTTGGGGTTATTCTTTGATCTATTTCTTGATTTTGTTGATTGCTTCCGCTTCGGCCTTTAGAAGTTCAACGATGATCGTGATGAACCACGACGGTTGCGACTGGTATTGCTCCCAGTCCCATTTCATTTCCCGGCACACGAGGGCGGCAACCATCTCCGGGGTGAGTTCGGCCCTGCTGAAGACGAAATAGGTGTGCCAGAGGTGGCCTACTTCGTCGGCTTGAAATTCAGCTTGCTCGTTTGGTTCACTTCCGCCACGACAAACTGGTAGTCATCCTGAGGTAGATCGTCTAACTTCTCAAGCAAGGCAACGTGTACGTGTTCACGCCCGTGACCTGCATGATGCCGACGAAAGGACCCGGAGCGGTCGCTGAACCGCCGATGAATCCCTGCTGGTCGGTCATGTTCGCCAACGCCTCACCTGCCATCGCAAGGAGCCAGTCGCCAAGCTGCACCGAAGCATCGGCCAAAAGGTCGTTACCAACGGTGAAGGCGAGCTGCCATTTGCGGGCAATGAGGACGGCCTGGCCGAACGTGAGGCCCGTGATGCCACCCGGAAGGTCAACACCGACGTAGGAGCCCGTGAGGAACGAGCCGGTGTAGTTGGGAATGCCCAACTCGTCACCCTTCATGTTCCACTTCTGGGCCTGCTTCATGATCGTACCGACCGAAGCGGCGATGCGAAGGATCGCTGCCGCAACTTCCGGCTGGACCAAGTAGCCGCCGCGGTTGTCCTGTTCCTCGATGAGCGCCTCGTTCGCCTTGGTGACGCGAACGGCTTTGCTCTCGTGGCCCTTGAACGCCGCGATAACCTGCCCGGCGAAGTCCTTCTTCATGTCGTCCGTCAAACCCGTGATGTCCGTGCCTTTGATGGCGCGTTCCAAGAGCATGGCTTCGACGACCTGGCGAGAGGTCTTCTTCGAAATGTCCTCCATCTGCGTGAGGGATTTCTCCATCACGTCGTTGAAACTCTTAGTGACAGTCTCAGTGACTACCTCAGTGACTGCCTGTAAGATTTCTGCTTTTTCCATTAAATTGGAAATTTGGGAAAGGTCTATCTGCCGTGAGAGCGCAATTCTTTGATCTTTTCGTTGATCTGTCGAAGAGCACCTTCACTGGCAGTTTTGACCTGCCTCACGAGCCGCTGGGTGAAAAGGAATATCTCCAATTCGTCAGCTGCTCCCGAGGTGCTCGACCTTGAGTTCAGGGCCTTCCCGTCGCCTTCCGGCTTAGGAGAAGTTTCCTCCCCTCCGTCGCCCGAAGACAATAATGCCTTGAGGGCCGCGGTTACATCGTCAACTGACTTTCCATGCTCGGAGTGATGTTCTTCGAGCGCCGTAATGATAGCTTTGAGTTTCTCTTTGTTCGCGGCCGAGATTGCCCGGCCTGCTTTTAGGGCAAGCTTCATGAGCTTTTCAAATTCTTCGAGCGAAGGAATCGAATAGCCTTTTATGCCAGTGTTTCCGATTTCCACCATATGGACATCGAACAGTTTGATAGCGGCATTGAGCACTGCCTTCTCATTCGTCTCGTCCTCCGCGACTGTACTCTCTTCCGCAAGACGCGCGGCTTTTTGTTCTTCCGTATCGCCCTCAAACATGTCCATGTGGGCTTTCTCGTGGCGCTCAAGCTCGGCGCCGGCCGATTTGGTGAAGTCCTCGATTGCCTTTTCTCGGGCCGGATCGCCGTCGGCGGCGTCTGGCGTGCCTTTGAATTCCTCGATGGCTTTGCCGAAGCACTTGATGTGCTCCAAATGCTCCGCCTGCATGTCGGACTTGAACTCGTCGATGGATTTCTTGTGCGCCTTCTCCGGCTTGTTTGGCTCGCGGCCCATCGTCTCGTAGCTGTCGTCGATGGCCTTCATGCACTTTTCGAGGTGGTCGGCCTGCTCGCCGTCAATCGCTTTCTCGAATTCGTCAATGGACTTGAACTCGTCGATGGCCTTGCCGACCTCCTTGCCGTGCCGTCCGTGTTCTGCCTTCAGTTGTTTTTCTAATTGATTCATGGGTTCGTTAGGTTTGGTTTCTTTCTCCTCCGCCGGCACGCACACGAGCTTTCCGGGACTGCCCTCTGATTCAGCGAGCACTCCTGGAGAGCCGTCTTCCAATTGGCAGGCATCGCCTACCGCCTCAGCTTTCGCCGTCTTTTCTTCGAAAAAGAATCCCTTGGAAACGAGGTCGCGCGTCGAAACGCCAAGGCGCCCGACCTGCCTCATGGAAAGCGCATACCGTCCAGCCGGCACGGGGCAAAAGCTCATCTCCAACAGTTCACGCGTGCCGTCTTCGTTCTGGATATAGCCGGGGGATACGGTGCGCAGAATCTTTTCCTGATACAAGGCGCATGCCATGTCTGCTTCGGGGTTGATGCCAACCGGGGCGAACTTGCCGGTGGCGACGGCACTGTCACCCTCGACGCGAATATCCTCAACGATGCCGATCGGGAAGCTGGAATAGTTGTGCGCCCACAGCACGACAGGGTTCATCAGGAAATACTTGAAGTCCCATTTGGACTGGTCAAGCGCGTCGCCCTGGCGGTCCTCGTCGGAGGTGCTCATGACGACTTCGAAAGTCCGGTCATCGCCTGAGGCTTTGACTGTTTTCACGAACTCCGCCGTCTGCTCAGACGACAACTTGCCCTTAAGCTCCAGGGCAAGTTGTTCTGAGAATTGTTTCAGGGCTTCGTTCATTCCCGTGGTGGGGGATTGGCCTTTAGGCTTAGACTCCTGCGTGCACGCATGTGACCTTCAGCGTGCTCGAATTGATGGTTAACGTGCTGCTCGCCCCGTTCCAAACCGTTACTGTCGATGAGACCGCGTTGCCGTTCACCGCTGTGACGAATGCGTCGCCGCCAAACTGAGTGCTCGTCGGTGCGCCCGCATAGGCCACACTACACGCGTCGCCAACCGAGAAGCCCGGTGCCGTGAAGGAAATTACCGTGCTCGTCGATGACGTTGCGGTGAGAATCGTACCGAGCGTCGTAGAGCTTACTGGGTAGGTTGTCGTTGCCGTGAATTGGGTCGTGATCTGGTTCGCTGCCGCCGTGCCTCCGACGCTCACGGCGCCGGAAACGAGGAGATTTGGCAATCCGTTGATGGGCGACACGCTCGCCGTACCCGCGCTGCCAGTAAAGAGCTGGCTCGGCACGACACCGCCGGGGAAATCGCCGCCGAGTTGGGGAACTAACTTCACGCCGACGAGGACACCCGCGAAGACCGCAACCGCAACCACCAAACCAAACTTCAAATACTCTTTCATGGTTATTGAGTGTTATTTTATTTATGCCATAACTATAGCACCGACCTTTGTGTTACTAAACTGTGCATAACTTCTAATTCATCGTATTGGGAAGTGAGGGCAGCACGATGAGAAGAGGCCCGATCCACGTAAGCGATTCACTTCCCGTCCATACGGCCATGACCGCCGTGAGAAAGCTGCCGGGGTTCGTGAAATCTCCAGCGGCGACCGTGTAGTGGCAGGTCCCCGCGCTCGCGCTGTCGATTGCCATGCTTCCACCGAGCGCGAGGTTCGTCCCGGTCGGGTCCTGCGCCGACTGCGCCTTGAGCGACAGCGACGCCCCGAAAAGGTTCACGGGGTTGCCGTTTCCGTCCTGGAGCGTGAAGAGAATCTGATATCCGTAATCATTTTGGACGACTCGTTGCGGCTGGATCATAGCTCAAGAGTGTTGGTTTGGTTGTCCGATGGGTCGCTGAGAGTTGTTCTCCTGAATTTAAGCATAAGAAGATTCGATATGCCATAAACGCTTTTCAACATCGCCATGGCCATCTCGACGGCGGGGCCGATGCCGCGCGACGGCCGTCCCGTGCCGTATGAGTTGGTTGCAAAGCCGCTGAATCCGTACATGGAGAGATTGTATTATTGGCAGAAATTGGGTTTCGTGCTAGTAGCGACCAGGACGCTTGATGAAGAATAGACGTACATGAGCGTGGAGCTGTTCACGGCGTCATAGAGTTCTATGCAGCCGTGCGACACATTGCCCGGCGTTCCTATCCTGACGGTTGATGACGCTCCGGCTACGTTCAGGGTGACTCCCGGACTCGCCGTGCCTATACCGACGTTGCCGTTCGCCCTGACGTAAAGGGCGTTCGATGGTGCAGATCTTTCGATGGTGAACGGCACCGTGGAACTCGCAGAATCGGTGATAGCGAAGTTGTTATTTCCCGCCGCCATGCCCATTTTGTAATCGGCATTCGTTCCCTGCATCTCGAACCACGAGTAATCGCTCAATGCGCTGTTCAGGAAGATGGCCGCGTTGCCGGAATTATTGTTGTAGTTCGCTAGCTGGGAGTCGTTCGCCTGTCCCGATGGGTTCACGACGGTAAGCCGTTTGTATGAACTTGCCGTGTCTACCGGCACGCCGACGGCGACTTGGTTTGTGATGGGATTCGCCTGCAACGCATATGTCGCTCCCGATGCAACCGTAAAGTTACCCGCTGCCGTAGTGGTCGCGTTGAAGTTGGCGGTCGAGGTGACGTTCAGCGTGCCTGGAATACCCACTCCGGTTGGGCTTATCGCTAGTTGCGTCGAGCCGCCGTTCTGGAAGTTCATCAGGTTGGTCGATGTGAAACCATAACCCATGACCCAACTATTCGCCAAACTGGTATACCATTGCCCGATACTGGGGTTCGGTATCTGCCCGTTCATGAGATAGGTGAAGCCGGTTCCATTGCCGCCGTTCGTGATGTTCGAGACGCTCTCATTCGCGGTTGAAGGACCTGCGGTATTAGTCATGAAGTTTACGGTCGTCGTCGCGCCACCGCCTGGGATGACCGTGAAGCCGTCTACTACGCAAGTACCGCCGCAGTTGAATATCGTGTTTATCGGACCGCCATTCGAGGAGGTCGCGTCCTCGTTGGACACCCCACCGAACACATAGAGTGCTCCATACTGCGATGACGAGGCAACGGTAACTCTGTCGTATGGGCCTTCGGGCGGCGTGATTGTCGAATCCTCTAAGTGAGGATTTAACCACGTAACCGTATTGCCGGGGCCTTGGTAGTATGCCCCTTCGTCGAAGCTCGGAGAGATGAAGACAGTGCTTGGGGTGACCGTGTTGTCGATGAATATTTCTTTGGTAGCGGATGCTACGCCACCGATAGCGAATGAAGCAGGGTTAGCACACTTCAAATTATCATGGTCAATGTTTTCTCCCGAATTGGACGTGCCGCTACCCTGCTGCCAGAGACATCGGTATGTGTCGTGGATGTTCAGGTTCGTGTCCGTCCACCAGTAGGTGCTCGTCGCCATGACGAGGCCGTAGGTGACGTTGCCGATGTTCAGGGAGTCTACCTTTGTCGCGCAGCCGCCGCCGGTCACCGTGCTGGTCGAGCCGGCGTAGATTCCGGTGACACCGCCACCGGTCGTCGTTGCTGTCACGCCATT